CTGTTAAGCTAGTCGTACCACTAAAGATTTTATTATTACCAGCAGAAATTAAAACATTTGATCCTGTTGAATTAATAAATTCTTTAATAACCTCAATAGGATTACCTCCTAAAGCAGAAACATCCGTTGTTTTTATTTTAAATCCTTTTCTTGAGCCTATTCTTCCAAACTCATCAATTACACAATTTTCTGCAATAGCAGCATACGAAGGATCCATATCTATAGGAGAATCCTGAGTATTCAAACCCTTAAAAGCAGGTGCAGAAATAGTAATGTTTTGTCTTGGATTTGCCATATTAGACTGCTCTGTAAATTAACTCCTCTGGATTCTTTGCGGAATCTAAAGCGATTGCATCAGACAAATATAACTGTGCATTAGATAACAATTCTCCTGCTGTTCTTCCTCCTGTTTCTCCTCTTTCTCTTGCAGCATACGCATACGCTAAATGAACAATAGGCATATGAGGAATAGCTGTTGTATTACTGTCTGAACTTAACGCTCCAGTGCGATTAATAATATTAAACTTTAAAGCGTATACCCCATCAGGAATGGGCCATAGTTCTATCTCTGTACTACCACTTCCATCTAACCCAATAAAAGTATAGTTAGCAGGACTAGAAGTAACAGTTCCAGTATTGTATTTATTGTTATTAAACCAAGTAGGTGTTTGATAATGTAAAAATATATTTGATGTATCGTTAATTGCATCAATAACTTTTAATTGATCTGTAGTACCAGACAAAGAATAAGTAGCATCATCAGCAGTTGTGTTAAAAGAAATAGTTCCTCTTAATGCAGACCAATCCCAGGCACTCTCTACTGCTGTTTTAGCATCATTAACGATGTCTCCTATCATTGTAGAGTACGTAGTTTGAGAGACAGTCGTAACTGTGTCTTCTCTTAGTCTTCGTAAGACTTCATTAACCAATTCTAAGTAAGTCATCAAATAAACCTTTAGTTGTTAGTTGTGAAGAATCATTACGTAAATTATTTAAAACTGTCTGTAATGGCTCAATCTTTGTTACTTTAGGAGCATACTCTGGAAATAACCCTTCAATAATACTTCCACTCTGAGGGACATTAAATTGTAAAGGAGTAACATTAGGAACTTCAAAAGGTAATGAAGCTCTTCTTTCTTGAATGTTAAATAAACTAGGAGAACTAGCAGCAATACCTACTCCTCCTCCACCACCTCCACTATCAATATTTTCTGGAGGAATGTCTATTTCAGGAGTTACAATTCCTTCTTCTTCTTCTTCTTCTTCGTTTAAATCAACAGTCCCTTCTTCAATGACAGGCTCATTTAAATTAGGATCGGGGTCTGGATCTGGGTCTGGATCAGGATCAGGATCAGGATCAGGATCAGGATCAGGATCGGGGTCTGGTGTAGGATCAGGGGTTAAGTCAGGAGTTTCAGTGCCTTCCTCCTCCTCTTCTTCTGAAAGATCTTCCTTACTATTATCGTCTGGAGTTTGTACATTTCCAGGCTCTTCTGTTATATCTTCTGGATCTGCATCATCTGGGCTGCCTGTAGAACCATTGTTAGGATCATTAGGAAAGTCATCATTACGATTAACAATCCCATCACCATCATTGTCTTCACCACCCATCGCGTAGTTATTTCCTGAATCTACAATTTCTTCAACTATTTTATTTTGTAACCAAGGATGTTTTTTTGCTAATAAATTTTTAAGCCTATCTGATTCAAAAAGAATACCAGCAATAGTCAAAAAGATATTTCCATCTTCATTTTGACCTGCCCCTAATCTTACAGAACCTTCTGCACCATCTATTACTTCTTTAATTTCATCTAAAATATCTTGAGGAACTGAAGTTAGGTCTTCAAAAACTTTCCTTGCTGTATTTTCTGCTGACCTAATAACATTAACAAATGTACCATTTTCCTTTAGTTTTATTTCTAAAGGATCAGTACCACCAATAAGAGGGACACCTAATAGAATCGAAATATCATCTAAGCCATTAGAAACTTTAACTCCAAAACCTCCACCAGCTAATGCTTGCGATTCTAGTTCTTTTTGTATGTCATCTGGATTAGGTAATAAATCAATTTGGTTTTGTTTAGCTGCTGCAAAAGAATTTAAGATTTGTTCAGAACTTACGTCATCAACACCAGCATCATCTAAAACAACTTTTAATGTGTTTTCAAAACCTCTTAAAGCAAAATCAACTTGTCTAAGAGTTTCATTGTCTAATACAGGAACTTGAGGTTCTAAACCAGTTTGATCTAAATTTACTTCTTCTTCATTAAATGCCTCTTGTCTTTTACGTTCTGCTTCAGCCATAGCCTGATAATAACGACGATAAAGCTCTCTTTCATCAAAGCCCAAAAAAGACGAAGGATCAACAGTTCTGCCAAAACTTATGTTGCCTCCTGCACCAAGTCTTCCTAAAGCTTCAACTAAATTTTGTAATGATCTTGCTCGTTGCGACATGCTAACCCTCTACACTATTACAGCAGCTAAAATAGTGATCGTACAAGTAACTGCTGTACCGACAAATAACCAAGCAAGTTTCTCCCATCTTTGTGCATGAGTCTCTGTTACTTTTTTAACTTCTCTTAGTTCAACAATAGCTTCAGCCCAACGCTCACCACATTCTTTTTCATGTACAGCAATACGCTCTAAAGCTTCTAAAGCTATCTCAGCAGTTGTTTCCATACTCATTTCCTGCGCCATATTCTAACTCCATAGATAGCACAAAAGATTACTAAGATAAGCCACTGATACCAGTCAGGTGTTTGAGACAAAGCATGAAAACCATTCTCAACATACACAACTGTCTGAGGAACAAAGCACAACCAAAGCGGTATTAATAACGTAACTAAAACGGCTTCATCTTTCCAACCAGAGTTTTTTATTTGCTCTAGTTCCCAACTATTGTCCATCTCTTGCCCTTTAGCAAGCATATCCATTCTAGTTTTATGTCTTAGTTCTTCTACTTCTAATTTACGAACTTTCTCTACATGTTTTCTTTTTGATCTATTATCAACTGCATCAACTACTTTACCGCCTAGATTTCCTAAAATATTTCCAATTAAAGACATTTAAAATATTAATCCTTTTCTTTTTCATCAATTACTTTTGCTGCTTTAATTGTTTCTGGTAACTCTGGATACAACTTTCCAGTTTTAGGATTTATGTAAGGAGTATTAGTTCTTGGATTAATGTAAAGCTCTCCAGTTTCAGGATCTATCCCACCATCAGCAACAACTAAGCTTGGAGTGTTATAAGTTTCTTTAGGAGGAAACGTCCAAAACTCAGCAGAACTTACTGTTTGCCAAACTAATTGAAACCAAGCTTTTATTTTTTTAATAACTCTTTGTGCATACATTGAATAGATACCTTTAAACAGAATAATTAACAGAAGAAGACATACTATGCACTTCTATCTTTTTAACTTGTTTACTGTAAACATCTATTTGAATACCAGACCTTTCTTTTAATGTCTCTCCTTTACCTCCTGTCTCAAGCCTTTGTTGCTTTTGTATAGCAACTTGCTTCCAGTTAACTTGCGTAGGTGTATTAAAAATTTTCATTAATTAAAACTATGCTCATTAGCGTCTTATCCCACGCTTAAATTCAGCTACTCTGTCATTAGTAAAAATGCCTTCAGTAACACAAGCTGTCATCACATCATTAAATCGTGTGCTCTCAACATTTACTTCCCCATCACGATGGGTCATTAACAAGGCTGTATCAGCGATAATTTGTGTGGTACTTCTGAACAACGCACACATTTCAGTTTCAGTTAAAAGATTAAGCCAGACAGAGGAAGAGAACGACAACTGTCCTAATTGACCTACTTCTACATAGCTATAAGATTCCATAGTATACCGCCATTTCGTCTACCCAATTATGAACATCAGCCTCCAAGAAAGGAGTATTTGATTTACCATAAATACTACTGCGATTAGGGAAAAAATATCTTCCTCGCCATCTTGCGACATGAATTGCATTAGCACCCCACGGCACATCACCCCTGCCTACCCCAAACAAAGCGTAAGCAACATGTTTACCAGTAGAAGTATTTATTAGTTGCCCATTTGACCCTGCGGAGGGATTAGCAGATACCTGTGGAAAATAAGGTATCCATATAATGTTATTTGCTGTCGGCCCCGCCAAGCCATATCCATACATGACTTGTTGCGTAGTAGAAAAAGTAGACCCGAATAAATTTGAATAACTTGGAATACCATTTGAAATGTTCATAGTAACTTGAGCACCGCGATACGGTGCACCAGCCGCAGCATTTCCTCCTGCTGAATTTGTAGTGGTAAGTATTATGTCCCCTGACCCATCTCCTCCTGCTCTGCGTATAGAAGGGGCATAGACCTGATAGTAATCTAGGCCGTTCAAACTGGCATTGCCAAGCTGACCATTAGCATAACCACCTATGTAAGTAACAGCACCAGCCTCATTAACAGATGAAAGATATATTGTGTTTGGACTAGTGCCTGTATCTTGCGTCACAACGTAAAGTTTGTTGTCAGCATCGTCCATGTAGAAGTTTACCCACTTATCCGTTTCACTATAATTAGAGGCTTCATCAACCGTCATACCGCCATTCCAAACACCGTCAGTCACTAGTGATCCGTCTGCGTCGTACTGGTAAACATTAGCCGTGGTGCTGCTGTACTGAATCCTTATTGATCTTCCAGCAGTTCCTCCTGAAAATCCGGGGAAAAAATAGTATGCTCCTACTCCATTTCCCATGTTTGTCCAAAAACCTAAAGAAGTATCGGGTTGTGGGAAAAGAGGAGCTTTCCTTGGGTCTTTTAATCTAGTTAAACCAGCCATTATTCATCATGCCCCATCATTACCATGTTTACACTAGCGACTGTGCTTCTACCAATAACATAGTCACTAGCCCCTGCCACAACTGGACTAAATGATAGACTTTCATTTGGCCCAACCTGAGTGTTCTCTAATAGCTTTTGAGCGTTGGTAAACGTGGCAGAGGAATCTCCCACCCCAAGCTGAACAAAGGCAGAAGTTGAGCTTCGGTTGAGAATGTGGACTGTATAAGTACCGCCACTGGAGCCAGCCTGTCCGATATTTGCCGTTGTATTTGCACTAAGATCTACACCTGAAATTTTTACTGCCATTATAATTGTCCCATATAAAATGCTTTACTTGTTGACATGCCTGTACTATCAGCAAAACTTAATGCTCCACTTCCATCTGTTTGTAAAAACTGTCCCGCATCACCATCCGAAGCTGGAAGCGTTAGCACAATATTACCTGAATAAGCACTATGAGCAGCAGCTTGTAGCCGAGTATAGTGAGCATTACTGCTTTCACAATAAAAATCTATACGAGACTGAGTACCACCATTCTTTAGAGCTATTGCGCCTTGACTAATTGCTACACCGTCAGAACTTCCTCCAACAGATACAGAAGTAGTAATGTCTAAGGCATGAGCTAGTTTTGCAGAAGTAACTGCATCGTCAGCAAGTTTAGCTGTAGTTACACTACCATCAGTTAATCCTGCTGTAGAAATACTTGCCCAGGATAATACTCCAGAGCCATCAGTTGTTAAAATTTGTGAACTACTACCGTCATCTGCTGGCATGGTTAAGGTGTATGAAGCACTTAAAGTTGACGGAGCTTGCAAAGCAACGTATTCACCGCCACTAGAATCTTCTAACCTCAGATCCCCTTGAGCTAAAATGTTTAATGCACCATTAGTTAAAGAAAGTTGTTTTGTATTGGCTGCATAAAAGTTAATGGTGTCTGCTGTTTCAAAGTCAATTTTAGTTTCATCGTCTTCCCCTATTTTTATATCCGTAGCAAGAAGACTTGTAATTCCAGTCTGAGCAGCACTAATAGTAAAAGTTAAATCATAAGGATCACCGTCTGTACCATTATCAGTATCAGTCCAGTTAATATCTAAACCACCACCTTCAACAAACTTAACTTCTTTAGCATCTGAAACTGATACTTCAGTGCCATCTCCATCTTCTAGTATCCAGCTAGTCATTGTTCCAGAACCAGTGCTGTCTACATAAGCTTTTATAGATTGTTGAGTAGCTAATGCTGTTGCTGAATTACTTGCAAAGTTATCTTCATCAAGAATAGCGGTTACGGAAACAGAACCTATTGTTAAGGTAGAGGGATTAGTTGCTAACTCTACAACTGCACCACTAGAATTTTCCGTAAATAATCTCTTATCAGTAACATTAACTGCAAGTTCTCCCTGAACTAAATCAGAGGCAGAGGGTACGGAGGAACCTGTACTAGAGTTTTTAGTAATAATTTGAGTAGGCATTAAAACATCCTAAAACTATCAGATTATTATTTATAGAGTAGTGTAGAGAGAATCATAAAAATTCTCTCCACACTTAATCTCTATAAAGAGAAAGTTTTAGCCATTAACAGCCAAAACAAAACCTGCATCTGTGCGTAAGACTTTAACGCCATACAGCATATCCGCAGTATACAAAGTTCCAAGCCACTCTTGCTTGTACTGAGTTTGAGAGCGTATGCCCTGTTGCTCTGCAAGAACAAAAGTGTCTTTATGGATCAACATTGCACCTTTAATGTCACCACCAGCACTATTAGCAGCAGCAGTTTCAATAATCGGTACATTAGTAGATACAAAAATGTCTATACCGTAAAGATTACCAATCTTACCGCTATCAACACCTCTATTATCTACAAAGTCGGAAGATACGTAACGATCAATACCCATGATTGCATTACGTAAGGAGGGAGGAACGATAAACGCTCTGTTGTCCATAGGAACATCAGCATCGTCCATCTTTTGAATCAAAGCACGAAACCCTGCATCTGTGAATACATCAGCAGCCGCTACGGTATCTACTGCATAAGCAGACAAACCACTAGAAGCGTCAATGTAATAAGAAGCGGAGTGTACGTAGTCTGCTCCATCACTATCACCTAAGTCTTTTCCTAAAGAAAAAAGATCAGTGTCTACTTGCTTTGCCAAAGCATAGCCAGCATCACCAGTATAGAATTGACGGAGGGAAGACAAAGCCTGGGCTTCAGTAATGTCTTCAATAATACGGGAATATTCAAAGTGCTTGTTAATTGAAACTTGCACTTCGCCTTCAGTAGCATTTTGTACCGTAACTGCTGTGTTCTCAGCTTTAGCATTAGCTGAACCACGTACAGGTTTCGGTATATGAAGGGTATCACCTTTTTTACCTTGCATTGAAATCTTTTTAACAAGATTTGCAAGAACAAGATTAGCTTGATATGCAGCTACAACTTCATCACTCCAAATTTCAGGGATAAAAGTAGCGGCATCTGTATTACCGACGAAACCGCCAGTAGCAGGATAAGTTGAAGTAGCCATTTGTTAATTTCTCCTATAACTGGTTACTTGACCCTTTTTTCCGCATATGCCGTTAAGATTTCATCTGATAAAGCCATATATCGGTCAGGATCATTTTTCATTAGATCAATAATATCCTGTCTTCGATAGATTTTTCTCGTAGGTTTCTCTGAACTTCCAGAAGCAGAACCAGTAGAAGCAGTCTTTAATGCTTGCTTCCTAGTGTTCTTTTCATTCTGAACAGTCTGAGCAACTACTTGTTTCCTATCTTTCCAAAGCGAAAAAAGCTCATCAGCAGCTTCATAATCAAACTGTTTGTCTGCTTGTACATAAAGCTTAGTACGAATACTAGAATCTTTAATCCATTTCGCAAAGCCTTCATCCTTTAGGATATTCTCCATATCAGGATGCTTTTGAGATAATGTCGCCAAAGCATTTGTTTTTTTATACTGTTGGCTTAATTCCTCTGCTTCTCGAATCTTAGGATGATTCTCAATAGCTTTATTTACTGCTTTCTCTGGATCGGAAAAATAATCAATCTCTTCTTCAACAGGAGTGCTTTCTGGTGCTTTCTGTTGTTCTGAGAGTTGTGTCTGAATATAAGTATCAACTACTTTTCTTAATTCTCCTACTTCCGAACTTTGTCTACCTAAAAGCTTTTCAGCTTCTTGGTGCATCTGGACTAATTCCTGTACCGACTTATCTTGGTATTTCTCAGGAAGCCCTGGATCACTAGACTGTTCTTCGCTGTCTTGCTGAATTTGCTGCGCTACATCTACAGGTTCAGCCCCTTCATCTGGAGAATCTAAGGTTAGTTCTTCTTGTTCAGGACGCTCTGCAATATTATCGTCTATGAATCTAGCCATAATTTATAGGATTCCGTACTTCTAAAAAGTATTGTGGAATAAATAAGGAAGTCATTGGTACTCTTCCTTACGTTCTTTTTTAATCTGCTGCTCTCTGTGTTTAGCCCATTTACGTGTAGCACCTAAAAAATCACCGCTTATTGGATCTAAAACACTCCTAACAGGAGATATAATCCTATTTGCAGGTTTACCACAAATAAGACAGGAAACTTCTGAAGTATCCTTAGTAGTGAAATGTTCCGTTACATGACCTTCAGAACACCTGAAGTCAAACAACATTCTCATTTACACCTCTTCTGAGGGTTCAGAGTTTCTTTGCGTTACTAAAGTTTCGAGTTGATTTTCAAGATTAAGGCAATTATTCATTACTAAGAGTTGCCCTTTCTTAAAAAATAAATCCTCTATATCTTTAGTTGTCTCTAAAGAGTTTATATTTTTTATAGATGTTTCTACATCTTTTATAAAATAATTCCACCCTTCAGATCGAAATAACTTACGCATTTCAAACACGTATTCTTCAAACTTTTTATCTTCTTCAGTTTGTTCCATATCCGTTTTCCCTATACAGGACAGATAATATAGCGTTTAGCCGGAGCCTAGCAAAAAGCAAATAACCTGTAAAGTTTTTATTTCCTGTAAGATCTCGTCTTTCTTGCGATCTTTTTAGGTTGTTTACTAGTTTTTTTGCCTTTTTTGAGATCAGCACGTTTTTTTCTTGTAGTAGCAGCGTACTCTTTATCCGACAAAGATTTAATCGCAGCAGCAGGAAGGTATCTCTCTCCAGTAGCAGACTTACCCTGAGTGCTTGGTTTTCCGCTTTTGGTTCTCCAGTTTTGAGAAGTCCATTTTTTAAGACTTTTTTGAGATTTTTTAAGAGCCATTAACTCCTGTAACCCCCACCTTTAGCTTTATACTCTTTTGCTAACATTTGCGCTTTGCGTCCAGACCATTGCCCAGGACGACCCCCTTTAGAACCTGCTTTAATTTTATTAAAAAGATTCTTACGCATTGTAGGTTTTGTATAATTACCAGCTTCATTAACCCTAGATTTACTTTTCTTTTTAACGGGAGATTTTGTTCTAGCCATTATGTCCCTACTTTCTTTTGAGCTTTCTTATGCGCTTGCGTAAAAGTTGAACCTGCTTTCATTTCTTTACGCATCATTGCCATGTGTTTAGCAGAATGATGTTTAGAGTGTTTTTTTAAAGCAGTTTCTTGTCGAGTGGTTAACTTTTTTGCAACCATTAGTAAGTCCGATTAATCATTTTTTTCTTTTTATTCTTTTTCTTTGTACCTTTCATTGGAGGTCTTCCTCTAGTCGAACCGTAAGTTCCTTTACCTTTTGGCACTTGTTTTCTCCTAACTAAAAGTTAATGTTTAATTATGACCATTTTTCACGATCTGCCCACCAAGCAGCTGACATCTTACCTTTTGCTATGTTTTTAGCGTGTCTTGCCTTGAAACTCTTACGCTTGTTTTTCATAGCTTGCGATTCACCTGCTTTCGGAGGCCCTGCCGTCTTCGCCCCTTGCTGACCGAATCGGATTGTTTTAATTTTATCGCCTTCCTTCGCAACAACAACGTGTGATTTCGTAGGATGATTAGGAGTCCTCTTCGCTTGGTTGTAAGATTTTAGCCCTAGTCTTTTTAGTCTTGGATCTTGATTTTTGTTTTTTGATGTCATTTTCTAATATTTCTAGTCTACTAAAGATTGAATCAAAATGTTTGTTAATTTGAGCAACAATATCATTGAGTTCTTTGTGGCTGACCATCGGGAGCAAACTCCATTACATTATTTTGAGCAGTTTGTTCTGGTTGTGCTTCAGGTTGTTGTGGAACAATTCCATTTGGAGGAGGTGTTTGAGCATTTTCTTTAAGTAACAAGTTTGCTACTTTAAGTCTTCTTTCAAACTCTTTATCGTCCTCTGTACCTGCCCTTAAATTAGTAGTAACTGCTTTTAGACGATCAATCTGTAACTCTTCAGGCATTAACTCTGTCTCTGTAGCTATCTTCCTAGCACGAGCTTGAGATTCTGCTGCTTGTCCAGAAAGAGCAGAAGTCTGAGCTTCTTGGAAAGCAATTTGAGATTGTTGTGAAAGTGCAGCCGCTTGTTGTTCTTCTGGAGAACTTTGCGAAGCTTGTTGTATACGAAGCAGTAATTCTTCTCGATTACTGAGATTCATATTATCAATAATGGCTTCTACTAACTGACCATAGATAGGTGAATCTGCTTGCATAGTTTGTAACAACTGAACTAATTGAGTTACTTCGTACTCTCTTGCCATTAGTCCTAACGTAGATACCGCATCAAACCGATAATCTGCTACAGGATAGTTCTCAGGATCAAATTGCATGTAGCGATGGGCTGCTTTAGTAACAAAAGGAATTAAGAAAGATTCTTGGAAATTGATTAGCGTTCTTTTGTGGCGTTTAATAATCGCACCTAAAGACATACTAATCCCTGCTGCTGTGGAGTCTTTATTGACTGAGCCAGCAAAACCAGCAGAATCAATAGCCCCTGTAGCAGTCTGTACCATCTTTTGCAAAGCATCAGCTTGGGCAAAAGTAATCTGGTTTACTTGTCCAAAGTTAAAGGGTTGTAAAACTTCAGCAGGATTACCATTAGTTAAAATAACCTTACCTGCTCTTACCTCTGGCCTAGATCCTCTAGGTATTCTAGTAGCGTCCATTGCTAACAT